GCAAACAGGTTTGCCACCACCACCGGAAACTGGGTGTCATTATGCTGAAGCCGGGTGTAAACCAGGTTTAGCTCGAACGCCAGCGATGAAATGATGATCGCCAGCGGCGTGAAAACAATCAGGCAGATAATCACCACGGTCAACAACGATGCCAGGTCATTGCGCTCACCGAGGCGAGCCCGCAATTTGTTCTTTACCGGGTTGAAGATGACCGACAGAATCGCGGCCCACAGTATGGCTGAATAATAAGGCGAAAGAACATTAAAAAAGGCGAGGCTGACCATCAGCAAAATCAGGATAAAAAATCCCTTCGTAAGTCCATTAACTCTCATATTAATTGTTCCGGTGTCAGGCAAGTACGACGAATAATAGAAGCTATTCTTCGTTTTACAATCAGTAAGGTCGGAGTTTGTTCATCGGCAGCACGGAAACGGGGATGGATTCGAGCGCGGACCGCGACCGTGTCGGTGGGGCGGATTCGGGCATTAAAAAACCCGCAGGCTCAGAGAGGATGCGGGTTCTTAAGGGGTTACCGGTGGTTAAGATAACCTACCGGTGAATGATTTGGTCGGCACGAGAGGATTTGAACCTCCGACCCCCGACACCCCATGACACCGCTTTCAAAACGCTGAAAGCCGCGCCATTGCTGGTGGAGAGGGATGTTTGCATGTATAAACAAACAGTGCTTTTTTAGCAAAATATGCTCTATATACATCAATGAGTTAGGGGGGAGTTTCACCCCAACAAATTTTAGAGATAACAGCAGTTATCCGGCTTTAATTTCACCATGTGGAACGACAACCCAATCGATATGGTTTTGCGTGTAAATCTTGGTCGACTTCGCATCACTGTGCGCCATTCGTCCTTGCGGATCGATACCTTGCTGATCAAAAAGATGGGCGGCCAGCGCTCGAATTTCGTGAAAGGTTGGTCTTTCGTCCATCGCCAGTTTGTCGCATAAGCCAAGTTTGTCGCGCACCGCTGAAAAGGACCGGCTCAGATAGTCCGGCGCAACCTGTGTTGGGTGTGAAACTTCTTTACTACGCTTAACCTGCCTATCTGGAATCCGGTGAACGATAAACGGGCTGGCTACATTATCGCGGCTTTCGTCAATAATCCGCTTCAACTCTTCCCCGATCGGGATTGCGACATGCGAGGCCTCTTTCTTCTGTACTTTCTGGCGGTGAATGTACAGCGTGCCATAAATCCCGTTTTCCGGCTGTGCAAGCCATACACACCCGCAGACGCCATCTTTTGGCTCACTGATTGAATATCGGATTCGTGACACCTCAAGGCGCGCATGCGTCGTCTGCAATGCTAAATCCATCGCAGTACGTAGCCATGGGGCGGCGCGTCTGATGGCTTTAAAGTGTTCGAGTGACAGGCGCTGCCGTTTCTTCTCCTCAGTCCTGCGCATCTTTTTACGTGTGGCCGGGTTATCAAACATTAATGATTCATCGACCGCATAGGAGAAAAGTTTTTTAAGGAAGCTGACTTTCCTATTCTGTACGTTTGCTGAAGCTTCAGCATGATAATGGTTTATGTAGGCGTTTACATGCTCCAGTTCAATATCGCAAGCGGGAATATTGATAAAAAATTCTTTCACACGAATGGCATCATTATTCCAATCGTCGAGGGTATTTTGTGATGGCCGCTCATTCTCAATTGCTCGGTTCATAATATGGTCTACATATTCAGCAAATGGTTTGGCCTCACCAGCGATACCACCTGATTCCCTAATTAATACATCAACAGATGGTACGTTTAATGGTCTCATTCTTAGGTTGTATTCGCGAGCTACAGCAATCGCCATAGCTCGATCTTTACCAAGGTTCTTTTTCTTTCCTGTTATAAGAGTAAATTTATAAACACCGCGATCTTTATCAAATAAAAGATATTCTGGAAGGTGGCGATATTCTCTTTTTCTTGGTCTGGCTGCCATGGTCAACCTTCATTTATTAGCTGTCGAACCGTATGATTAACCATTGAGTCGACTCCCCATTTTTCAGACTCGAAGACGAAAACAGAACCGTCGACGATCTTCCCTGTGAGTAGCCCATTTTCAACCCAACGTTTAATGGTTCGGTTATCCGGAATAGAGTCTTTGGCAAATTCGCGTTTGCCCCATTGACTCGCCTTCATTAGTTTTGCCATGACAGGATCTCCATACAGCCCGGCTGCACCCGGGCGTTTTGGTTTATTCTTCGGTGCTGGTATGCAGCAGGCGCTGCCAAATTGCTGACACGTATTTCACCTGGTGGCGAGCATCAGCCAGCGCATTGTGGGCTACACCATCGAACGGCATATCGCGCTTCGGATCGAAATCCAACTGGCGACCAAGCAGCACCATGGTGCGCACGTCGCTATCATTCCAGAACTGCCATGGGCATATACGGCCCGCTCGTTCATACGCAGTTCGCAGAATGACATTATCGAAGTTGGCGCCGTTGCCCCAGACCTTCAGATAACGCGGGTTTTCAGAGTTGCGACTGATGAAGTCACTCAGTTCATAAAGTGCTTCATCGATGTGATGAGTGTCGTCGGTACAAATCGCGGCCCTGGCCTCAGCTGATTGCTTCAGCCACCACAGAATTGTGTCACCGTCAGGAGTTGCCCCCTGACCCATAGCGCTAGCGAGGTCGACGGCCACATAGAACTCGGCTCCCAGCTCACCGTTTTTCGGGTCGAAGAATACAGCGCCGATCGCAACAATTGGCGCAGCAGGCTTATTGCCCATAGTTTCGAGGTCGATCATTAAATGGTTCACGTTAAATATTCTCCTGTGTCGACGCTGGTGGAACGGCTGCGAGCATTGCGGCCAGCGCTATACGCGCCAGTTCTTCAGCCTCTTCCGCTGGCAGCATTACGTTGCTTCCAGCTCCATAGGTTTCACGCCATGATTTAATTTTTTCCAGGCGCTCTCTGGTTATGGTTGATTTGGTCATTGGTTGGCTCCTTCAGTAGATGAAATCGACAGTGAACTCATGACCGCACTCCTGGCACGCTGTCTCATAGTCGCGCGTAGCAACGGTATTTGTTTCGCAAGCCTCGACAGGTGAAGCACAATCAACCAGTTCTGGGCGTAAATCGAAAACGTGTTTGCAATTCGGGCATTGCGTATCGAGGGAAAGGCTCCACTCAGCGGTTGTATCTGCCATCACTCAGCCTCCCACTTGATGCCAGCGGAGGCCAGCGCTACCTTTACGTCCTGGCTGTAGTTATAAACGCCATCAGACCAGACATATCTGTCCCCAGATACAATCTGCCGTAAGTCAGGCAGCTTCACGGTGACGGTGCGGGACCCCAGAATCTCCAGCTCAAGCTTGAGGTGGGCATTATCGGCTAATGCTGCCTGCTTCAGTTCGAGCGCGGTTTCGCTTTGTACCTTCAGGTCTTCAATAGCCTGCAAAATCGACTCGTTGTCGCCAGCACATCCCAGTTCTTCGGCAAACTCACGTTGCACCTTGTCAGCGCTGGTGCGGATAAACTCCAGCTCGGCGATGCGCTCCTCATATCGGGCGCCAATCGATACGGCTTTGTGGTAGGCCTCAAGCCACTTCGAGGATTGGGTCTGCGCCTTCTCCAGCGCCTCTACCAGCGCGTCGAGGTCTTCGAGCTTTACAAACGTAATATCGTCACCGAATTCTTTTACGTGGGCTGCTCGGCGCTTGATACTGGTTAACAGTCGGGCGATATCAGTCATTGCTAACCTCGCGCAGCTTGGCAATATCGGCGGACAGCGCGGTATTGATATCCATCGATTCAGTCAGCGCGACATAAGTCACATCCAGACGGGTAGCGATATCACGCATCAGTTTTGCCTCTGCTGGTGGCAAACCCTGTGATGCGGCATGAGCTGCCGCAACGAGGTCTTTTACTTTTACGTGTGCCATTAGCGCCGCTCCATCAGCTGGTGGAATCGGTTCATGAACATCCCATAGGACTGACCTGGGCGAACGGGATTGATAACGAATTGGTCGGTGGGAATAATTCCGTCGAGCATAGGCCAGTGAGTGCCGTCGTCGATCTCGAAATCACGGCGTTCGCTGGCCAGCATGACTAAGTCGGCATATTTAACGGTAGGGTGCTGCTCCGCCGGCAGACCAAACTTTTTGCGGATCGCCGCATCAACACGTGCTTCTATCACCTGATAGTCGGGCAGCAATCGCTTGAGTGGTGCAGGGATGTCTTGCATATAAGCCTCTGCCGCGTCATGCAGTAAAGCCTCGAGTGCGAACTCCTGCGGCACAAGGTGGCTAACCAGAACGCTATGTTGCCCGACGCTGTAGAATTCCGGCAGATGGCCGGCAAAGCGGCAGATGTGCGAGAGGGCTGTTGCAATGTCCTCAATGACGAT